TATCATAAACGGTTCAGATGAAGGCCGTCAGATTGATACATTAAGAAACAAAATCAAAAACTTTGCTTCTACTATTTCACTTACCAAAGATGCCAATCATAAAGTTGTAATTATAGATGAGGCTGATTACATGAACGCTGAATCTGTACAACCAGCATTAAGAAACTTTATCGAAACGTTTTTTAATAACTGTAGATTTATCTTTACTTGTAACTATAAAAACAAAATCATACCCGCTCTACATAGTCGTTGTACTGTAATTGACTTTAGAATAGTTAATGGTCAGAAGGTAAAAACGGCCACCCAATTAATGGATAGATTATCTATTATATTAAAAGATGAAGGTGTTGAATTTGATAAAAAGGTATTGGCAGAAGTAATACAGAAATACTATCCAGATTTTAGAAGAACCATAAATGAATTACAAAGATATTCAGTACGTGGTAAAATTGATAGTGGTATTCTTTTTAGTTTATCAGAAGAAAATAACAAAGACCTTATTGTCAAATTAAAAGACAAAGACTTTAATGGTATGAGAAAATGGGTTATACAAAACTTAGATAAAGAACCAAGTTCTTTATTTTCAAGTATCTATGATAATCTTTATGAATATTTAGAACCTAAATCAATACCACAGGCAGTATTAATTATTGCTGGTTATCAATACAAAGCGGCCTTTGTTGCCGATCAAGAAATCAATATGGTGGCTTGTTTAACCGAAATAATGGCGGGGTGTAAATTTAAATGAAACAAGCGGGCATAGTTCAGTGGTAGAATAATAGTTTACCAAACTATAGGTCGTGGGTTCGAGTCCCACTGCCCGCTCCAAAATTATGTACGAATTAAAAGATTATTTAAAAGCGATTAACGAAAGTAAAGAAAATCTATTAGACACAGATGACGCAACGTGGGAAAAGAAGGACCCACCTTATGTTATAAATCGTTGTCTTTCTATGTTTTGGGATACGGTAATGCCAGCCAATGAAATGAATGGCCTTCACTTTCTATCCAAAAAGTTACAATTCCATTTTTTAATAAATAGTATCAGAAAAAAGAAGCGATTTGGTGGTAAGTGGTTATCACAAACGAAGTTAAAAGATTTAGAGTATGTTAAAGAGTATTATGGTTATAGCAATGAAAAGGCAAGAGAGGCCTTAACTTTATTGACCAAAGAACAACTTGAGCATATTAAGAAAAAATTATATAAAGGTGGGAGAGATTAATGGTAGATAGTATTAAGTGGTCAATAGAGGACATGTTAGAGGTAACAATCAAACAGCCTGATGACTTTTTAAAAGTGAGAGAAACACTTACTAGAATTGGCGTAGCGTCAAGAAAAGACAAGACTTTATTTCAGTCATGTCATATACTTCATAAACAAGGTAAATATTACATAGTACACTTTAAAGAGTTATTTGCTCTTGATGGTAAGACAGCTACATTATCAGAAAACGATATTCAAAGAAGAAATACAATTGCGGTGCTATTAGCAGATTGGTCTTTAATTGATATAGTTAAAAAAGAGGCCGCTGAAAACAAAGCCCCTTTAAGTCAAATTAAAGTATTACCATTTAAAGAAAAAAAAGATTGGATACTATCAGCAAAATATAATATTGGTAAAAAAATAGTTAAAGATGATGAAACAAATGGTGAATAAATGCAAGTACCTAAATTTAGAGACTTTATAAAAGAAGAAAGACAGCAAGACGAAACCGATCCTATTACGGTCGTTGTCATTAGCAAATCTTCTCCTAAAGTAAGACGACAGAAAACTGGTAATAAGAAATCTAAAAAAGAAATTACAGTAAGTTTTGTACAGAAGTCTTGTGCTAAAAGAAAAATACCTTGTTACATAATCAATACTAAATTTTCAATCATTACAGACAAAGACGAAGATAAAAATACATTAACAATTTATAACTATGATGGTGAAGATGGAGAACAAACATTTATCGGTAAAAACACAGTAGTTATTACAAGAGCAGGTGCGATAGAAGATGAAGCAGGACTTTCTTTAATATCAGCATTTCAAAACTCTGGTGCGTTTATGTTAAACACCAGATCAGCAATGTTAACATGTGATAACAAACTAACTTCGGCATTGTTATTTGAAAAGTTTAATATACCAACTCCAAAAACTGCCTTCATATCAAACGAAAAGAATTTAGATAACGCATTAAAACTTGTAGGTAATAAGTTTCCAGTTATCGTAAAGACATTAACAGGCACACAAGGTATTGGTGTTGTTAAAGTTGATAGTTATGATTCATTAGTATCAGTAGTACAAGCATTATTTAAACATGACGCTGAATTATTATTACAAGAATATATGCCAACAGATTCAGATATAAGAACTTTTGTTGTAGATAATAAAATATTCGCATGTACAAAACGTGTTAAAAAATCTGGGGAGTTTAGATCAAACGTTCATAGAGGTGCGGTTGCTGAACCATATAAATTATCTGACGAAGAAATAGAAATTGTTTTAAGAACAGCAAGAGCATCAAAAGCATATCTTGTAGGTATAGATCACATTACATATAAAGGGAAAATTTATGTATTAGAAGCAAATGGTTCACCAGGAACTGGAGCTGATTATGAAGGATATCATTATGAAGATTATATAGATACACCAAACACAATAGGACCGATTAAAGGAAGTCAATTAGTTGATAACGTTATAGAATATATTTCAAATAGGAAACATTGGGATAGACAATCAATTGTAGAAGTTGGTTACCTAGAAACAATAGAATTATCTACTGTAGGAAAAGTAAGAGCAAAATTAGATACAGGTAATGGAGCTGAAACTTGTGCTTTACATGCTGAAGAAGTGGAAGTAAAAGATGGAAAAGTTACTTGGAAGTATGATGGTAAAAAACATACAAGTAAATTAGAAGGTTATCATAAAATTTTTAGAGCTAATACAAATGACGGCGAAGGAGAAAAAAGACCAGTTGTTAAATTAGATTTAACATTTAATGGGTTTACATATAAAGATGTATCTTTTGGACTAGATGAAAGAAAAAGATCAGCGTCTGACGTATTGTTAAATAGAGACATCATTAGAAAAATGAATGCTTCAGTTAATCCTAATAGAGAATTTGTATTAAGTAGAAGAATAAAACCTATTGACAAAAAGTAAAAAGTATAGTATAATAAAGTAAATTGAAAAGGAATATATTATGTCAGAAGTAAAACTATTTAGATTAAGTACAGGTGAAGATTTAATAGGTCAAAAGTTAGAAGATAGTAACGAAAGTTTAACTCATATCAAAAACGCCTTTGTGATTGTACCGATGCAATCAAAACCAGGTGGGCCAATGTCACTTGCATTAACACCGTATATACCTTATGCAGAAGGCGATACCGTAGTACTTAAAACAGCAAATATAATAACAGAAACACAACCAAAATTAGATATCACAAATTCGTATAATCAGCATTTAGGAACAGGAATAGTACAATTAAAAAAACCTAAACTTATTATAGATTGATGATTGAAATATATTTTGTAAGAAATGGCTCTAAAATTAGAGTAGAGGTTCCCATTGGGTTTACTATAATGGAAGCTGCTAAGAAATTTAGTCAAATAGAAATTCCTGAAATACCTGCTGACTGTATGGGTTGCTGTGCATGTGCAACTTGTCATGTTTATGTTGATGAAAAATGGATTGACAAATTACCTCCAATCAACAATAATATGGCTGAGTTAGAATTATTAGAATATGAAAAAGGTTATAAAGAAGGTATAAGTCGTTTAGCATGTCAAATAACTTTAACTAAAGAACATAACGGATTAATATTACATTTAAGAAACAATGAACTTTTATAAATCAGTAATTGAATACAAAGGTAAACTTCTAGTTAGAGGTATTCTAAACGGTAAAGAATATAAAGAAAAATTAGATTATAAACCTACTTTATATTCATTAACTCAAAAACAAACTCAATTTAAAACACTTCAAGGTTCTTATTTAACTCCAATATCATTTAATTGTATTTCAGATGCAAGAGATTTTAGAAGAAACATTGCAACTGAAAATTCTCCAATCTATGAGATCGGAAGAGCGT